ATAGAATGGGCTGACCAGGATAGAAGTCTACTTCATATTGAAAGAAACCAAGGGTGTTGGAAGTTCCAGTTTCTTTGGTTAAAAAATAATTGTTGGGTCATCTAACAACTGCTTCAACCTGACACCTTCGGTGCAGGTTAAGCAAAATAATATACCAACTGAGGCTTTATGTGGGTGAATTTAATATCAGTAAATAAAATGCTAGGTTACACAATAAAAATACTTATCACTTGAGGGTTTATGCTTGAACGAACACCGCCATATAACATAGAAACCGAAAGAGCAGTCCTCGGCTCAATGTTGCTTGATAATCAGATTATTGATTCTGTATCTGAAATCCTTTCCCCAGAAGATTTCTATACCACGGCGCACAAAAAGATTTACGAACTAATAATTAAGAACTACAAGACAACGCCGATTGATATAATTACCTTTGGGCAGTTTCTTGATAAGGACGCTTTCAATAATATCGGTGGCGCAAGTTATATTGCGGAGCTTACCGATAATGTCCCGTCTGCCGTGAACGCCGAACACTATGCTAAAATAGTTAAAGAGTTTTCATTAAGGCGACAGTTGCTTAATACAGCTTATGAGATAACCAATGCGGCTTATGACATCAACCAACCAGTCACGGAAATAATTGACCAAGCGCAAAAATCTACGCTTTTAATCAACCCTCTTTCCACCGGAGAAACTATCAAGACTTCTGCGGAAGTATGCAGGGAAACAATGGCGTTGATTGAATTACGAAGCAAAGGGACAGGGCTAATTGGCATCTCAACAGGGCTAACCGATTTAGACGAAGTTTCGGGTGGGATTGTTCCCAAATGTTTAACAATTATTGCTGGTCGTCCGGGCATGGGTAAGTCCTGCCTTGCTATGAATATCGCTGACTCGGCGGCATTAGACGGAAACCCAAGTCTAATACTTTCGCTTGAAATGCAAAATGTAGATTTAATGATGAGGCAGTTTGCTTCTAGGATTAGAGTCGAGAACAGGCAAATCAGAAAAGGGTTTATTGCTCAAAGCGATTGGTCTAAATTAGTTTCAGCGGCGCAGTCAATAGCCGATGTTCCTCTATACTATGATGATTCTGCTTTTATGACCACCGATGAATTAAGGCGCAGGGTCAGACGAGCAGTCAAAGATTACGGAATAAAATTACTCATGGTGGATTATTTACAGCTCGTTAAATCAGTTAAAAAAGGTGAGCGCAGGGATTTGGAAGTCGGGGAAATTTCAGCGACACTAAAAGGGATTTCTAAGGAAATGAATATAGCTGTATTGGCACTTTCTCAATTAAATCGCAAGGTTGAAGAACGCCCCGACAAAAGACCGATGATGAGCGACCTTCGGGAAACCGGAGCTATTGAACAAGACGCAGACGTGATTATGTTTGTGTATAGAGATGAAGTTTATAACAAGAACGAAGATAACCCCGACAAAGGAATTGCGGAAATTAACGTAGCGAAGAATAGGCACGGAGCAGTTGGAATGATTAAAGCCGTGTTTAATGAAAGGTATCAGCAGTTTTCTAATCTATCAAGCGTGTCTGTTAAATTTTCAAAAGAAAGGAGTAGTTATGGGTATGAATAATTCTATGAAGGTTACAATTATTGGAAGCACACAGTATAAAGATAAATTTCTTGATCTTAAAGAGCGTTTAGAAAAAGAAGGTGATGAAGTTCGTATTCCCGCCTTTGACGACCACGAAGAGTTAGATGATTTGGGCGTGTGCTTGTTTAATCGGGATGTTATCAGGTGGGCTGATAAAATTTATTTAATTTGGGACAGGCGAAGCACGGGAACAATATTTGATTTCGGTATGTGCTTTATGGCAGAGAAACCGCTTGTTATTGAATATCTCGAACCAAAAACATTTGAAGGCGTAATGAAAAAATATGCGGATTCTACTGGTTGATTTATTTGATAAGTGGAAGGTTACAAATGACAAGTGGATTAAACCGTCTCTTGACCATGTAAAGGCAAAGTGTAATGGCGGTACGTTACTACTGAATAACTTGCAGTTTGTATCATGGCTTGAAAATAGGGCAAAGGTTGACATTGACCAAGATGAATGGGATTCAATAAAGGCAAGAATTGGTGAATATTTTTAGCGACATACAGGAGGTCATATCCGTAGGGCGATTGCCAGCGAATAGCCTTGTCAATGCTGATTGTCTTGAAGCGATGAAATATATTGAAGACAAAAGTGTTGACATGGTGCTGTGCGATTTGCCCTACGGCTGAGGAACTACCGCCTGCAAATGGGACACTGTTATCCCGTTTGAGCCTCTTTGGAAGCAATATAAGCGGCTGATTAAGGACAACGGGGCGATAGTCTTGACAGCAAGCCAGCCGTTTACTTCTGCATTAGTAATGAGCAACCCAAAGATGTTTAAGTATGAGTGGGTGTGGGGAAAGAGCAAGTGCGGAAGTCCATTGTCAGCAAAATACAGACCGATGGCGAAACACGAAAATATAATAGTTTTTGGTAAAGGAGTTATTAAATATAATCCTGAAATGCTTGTAGGAGAACCATACAAGAGAGATTTTACACCATTAAAATTAAACAATCATAAGTTTGGAATTAAGGGCGCAAAAACAGACAATAAAGGAACAAGATACCCAGATACAGTTTTATTTTTTCAGCAGAAATGGAGAAGGCAAGACCAAATCCACCCCACGCAGAAACCCGTTGCCCTCTTTGAATACCTTATCCGCACCTACACAAATGAAGGCGACACGGTGCTTGATAATTGCGCAGGAAGCGGAACAACGGCTATTGCTTGTCTCAACACAAACCGCAATGCCATTTTAATTGAAAAAGATGAATCATATTACAAGGCGGCATTGGACAGATTTAACCGCCACAAACAACAGCTAACTTTGGAGATATAATGAATTACACATTTATCTTTAATTACCAAAGAGAGCTAACAACGCTGACTACGGAAGCCAAAAGCCCCGAAGCCGGAAAGCAAAAATGTATTGCGGCACTTGCAAAAAAGTATTGCGTTTCTAGGCAGAAAATGGTAGGATATTTCACAGATAAGTTGAACTGTGAGGTTGTATGCTCTTAGTGCTTTACATACTGATTTTCTTTTGGGATGGTATTACATTATGTATTTATTCACTGCGCCGGAAGGTAGAATAAAGAAAAGAAAAAAGGTTCACAAAATATACACAAGGGTTTTTATGGCAAGGCTTATTAATATGTTGGCGTGGTTTGTAATAGTTGAGAGCATGGCTCTTGCGTGGATATTATACGTTTTGGTGGTGGTAAGGTAATTAATTTAAACTAGAAAGGGGAAAGACATGAAAGTAAGAAAAATTGTGGAAAAAACAGATGAATACCTTAGGTTACAGAGATTAATAGATAACACCGAACCAACAAACAGTTAATATTACGTTGAACGAAGGTGTATCACGACTTATACGTGGAAGATTTAAGGAAATTTTAGTTGATACATTGGCAGAATTAAAACTTGAACAGGAAAAGTTAGAAGTATAGTGTATAAATGAATTGCCCTTTTGACCCAGAATGTGAATTTTACAACAATAAACAGGGTAGCAACGAATGTCTAAAATGCAAACTATATAAGGATTATCAAATGGCATCAGTAAAACGCAAACAAGTGAAAGAACTGCTTACTCCACAGGAAATTCTAAACCAATTACCGGATAAGGAACGAGAAGATTTACAGGCTATTTTACTGATTTTACCGCCATACTTAGCTTCAGTAGTTTTGCTGTATTGTTATGCTGATTTGAGCCAAGAGGAAGTGGCAAAGGAGCTAAAGATTAAACAGGCTACCGTGTCAAGAAGGATTAAAAAAGCCGCTATAATGATGAGGAAGCACTTGGCGAGCAGTGGGAAATAAAACGAAAAAATCAGCCGGAGCGCAGCGAGTGATCGGGTGCAGTGAGATGTTATCTCACTTATTAAGGAGTTAAAATGTTTACAAAATTGGCAGTAATGTGGTTAACGTGGCAGTTACGCAAAGACAAAGGTTTTTATATTTCTTATCAGGCCAACATTGCAATGGCTTTTTATGATGAGATGTCTGAGCGGTATCCTCAATTCCGTAATAACCCAAGTTATGATTTTTTACCGACATGCAACAAAGCGGCAGATAGATTCATGCGGCTATGGATTAAGAGATAACGCCGACATCAGCGTGAGCGAGCAACGCGAGCGAGTCGGCTGCATGGATTTGTTATACGGGTTTATAGGAGAATAAAATGATACCTTTCCCAGAAAAGAAATACAACGTAATTGTTGTTGACCCTCCGTGGCCGGTGAAAAAAATTGTTCGCAAAGTAAGGCCAAACCAGAAGCCAGAACTTGATTATATTACAATGACGGTTGAGGAGATAAAAAACATACCCATACGAGATATTGCTGATGATAACGCTGTGCTTTTTCTTTGGACTACACACGCATTTCTTAAGACTGCCTTCGATGTGTTACGCACATGGGGGTTCAAGTATCAACGGTGCTTAACGTGGGATAAGGCAAATGGCGTATGTTTTTTCGGGTTTCATCACAGAACGGAATTTGTTTTGTTTGGTTATAAAGGAAAAATTGAAATGTATCCAAGAAGGAAGGCAATACCTACTTTGTTTAGTGGGAAATCAATGCGGCACTCAGCTAAACCAGATGAGTTTTATAAATTAATAGAACCGCTTGGTGAAAGGCGCATTGATATTTTTGCCAGACAAGAAAGAAGCGGTTGGGATGTTTGGGGAAACGAAGTCAATGGTGATTTAGTAGTATAACGACCGACATCAGCCGCTTGTCGGCTGGATGGAGCTTGTTATGCGGGTTTGTTGAGGTAATATGGTTGATATAAAATTCATACACGGTGATTGCTTAGAAGAAATGCCCAAACTAGCAGACAAAAGCATTGACATGATTCTTTGTGACCTCCCCTATGGAACTACCGCCTGCAAATGGGACACCATTATTCCCTTTGAGCCACTCTGGGAACAATACAAGCGAATTATTAAAGATAATGGTGCGATAGTTTTAACTGCTTCACAACCATTTACTAGTGCTTTGGTGATGAGTAATCCTGATATGTTTAAGTATGAGATTATTTGGGCGAAATCAAAACCAAGTAATTTTATGTTAGCAAAAAAGCAGATACTGAAACAACATGAGAATGTACTTATCTTTTACCAAAACCAACCAACATACAATCCGCAGAAATGGGAGAGTAAGCCAATGAATACTGTCTATAAGGGAGGGGGATACAAAAAGGATAGTATAATCGGAGTTGAGAGGGAAAACATAGACAAAGAGAGGAAAAACTATACAGACAGAAATCCAATAAGCGTAATAAAAATAAACGATGTCATCGGAAATTCAAAAGAAAAAGCAGACGGCAAACACCCCACACAGAAGCCCGTTGCCCTTTTTGAATACCTTATCCGCACCTATACGAATGAAGGGGACACGGTACTTGATAACTGCGCCGGTTCAGGCACAACAGGAATAGCGGCGTTTAACACAAAAAGGAATGCTATTTTAATTGAGAAAGATGAAATATATTTTAACGCGGCAAAGGAGCGATTTGACCGGGAGACCCGGCAAGTTGCAATGTGGTAGCATAAACGACCGAAATCAGCCGCTTGTCGGCTGCATGGATTTGTTATGCGGGTTTGTTGAGGTAATATGGTTGATATAAAATTCATACACGGTGATTGCTTAG